GCAATTAGAAGACCACCAGTGGTCTGAAGGGTATCATATCTATAATTCCATATTCCCAAACTCAAAAGGTCTTCCAGAGAAGTCAGAACTCATTACAATCATAAATAACGCTGCACAATATAAATCCCGAAAATAATGGAAGATAATCAACAAAGAAGAGGTCCTGGTAGACCACCCGTAGAAACAACAATGCCACCGCAGTGGTATGACATAATCATTGAATCAGGTAGACAAGGAAAACACATAACAGATTTCCTTATCAAACTTGGAATAAGTTGGGAGAGTCACTATGCTCTTATCAAACGAAACAAAAAATATTCTGAAGCACTCAAAGAGTACAACAAACTTTGTGAACAATGGTGGTATGAAAGAGCACACGAAGCAGTGGAATCAGGACAATCAAATAAGTTTAACCAAAGATTATGGTTACAGATTGTGAAGAACAAATTCAAGGATAATTGGAGGGACGAGAAACAGCTTGACGTCACCACTCAAGGTGATAAAATAAAAGAAGATAATCCAATTCAGATTGAGATTATAAGAAAAGAAATAGACAATGGCTAAACCAAAAGGTAGTGTATCTTCAAGGAAGATATCCTTCGGAAAAAGACGTAAAGGTAAACAGCAAAAGAGTTTTAACAAACACGATAGCAGAAGCAGTTACCATAGAAGAAACGCAAGCAGATAAAAAAAATATATGTCATTTAAAGAAGAAGGAATCAACAAATTTTCAAACTATAAATCGTTACAATTCGGAATTGAGTTTGATAGAACTAAACATATCAAAAGTTGTCAAATCTCTTTTGGGGGATATTCAAAACACAAAGGGGAAAACTTTAATAGAGAATCAAGATTATACAAATACGGATTAAAGCAACTCCTGAACAAAAGGTCAAAGGATGGTTACTACAAAGACAAATTCATTTTAATTGATGGATTCAGTGATAGGTTCGAGGAACAGAAACAAGGACTTTTATTTCAGAAAGTTTTTTTTCATTTTGAAGAAACTTATGAAAAGGGATTTGTCATTGATTATCTAAAGACATTATTCCAAGAGATTGATGATTACCATAGGAATTGTCCCCACTTCAAATTCGAGAAGTATAAATCCAATAGAACAAACAAAAGAAAAAAATGATATTTGAAGGAGATTGTTTTGAATTGATAAAGACCCTACCTGATGATAGTGTAGATTTAATTGTCACTAGTCCACCTTATGCGGATATTGTGAATTATGGTAAGAACATATCAATCAAAAAACCTAATGAATATTGTGATTGGTTATTACCCCTTTTTAATGACATTTACAGGGTTCTAAAACCGAGTGGTAGTTTCATATTAAACATAAACGATAATTGTTCCAATGGATTAAGAAACCCCTTTATTTACGAGTTAATCTATCGTAGTCAGAAAGAAACAAAGTTGAAGTTTTACGACACATATATTTGGCACAAAAGAAATGGAATACCAAACGGAAGCCCAAAGAGGTTTAGAAATACCACAGAGTTTATATTTCATTTTGTTAAAGACCAGAAACACTTGAAGTTTTATATGGATAGGGTATTAGAAGAACCTAACATAGAAACAAAAGGTAGATATTCAAGAAATGGACTCACAACACCACAAGGTGCAATCAAAGATGGGGAAAGAACAAGAAAAGTTAGAAAAATAAAATATTTGACTGGTTCAACTAATAAGACAAAAGATGGATTTGAATTACCAATGAATGACAGAGTATTACCTCATAAAGTTCGTCCTGACAATGTATTTAGATTTTCGACAGCAGGAGCAGCAAGAGATAACACAATAAAACACCCCGCACCATTCCATAAAGAATTACCAACATATTTTATAAACTTATTAACAGACAAAGATGATGTGGTATTAGATGTATTCGCTGGTATTGGAACAACAGGATTAGCCTGCAAAGAATTGAATAGAGAGTTCATCGGTTATGAACTAAACCCCAAATATGTTGAGTTTGGAAATAAAAGAATTAACGGGGAACAATTAGATACACAATTTGTAGTTCAATATGACCTTGATGGAAACTACATAGCACATTACAAGAATAGATTAGAAGCATCCAAAGCAACTGGTATAGATGATGGTGATATAATGAGAACTTACAATAGAACAAAGTTTGATAGTCGTGGTGGATACATTTGGAAACTTGAACCTGAATATATCTTGAACCAATATGACCTTGAAGACAATTTACTAAACACCTTCAAGACAATAGGAGAAGCCGAAAAACATTTGGGGCATACAACACATAATCACATAGAAGATTGTTTGAGAAAAGGAAATCCGACAGCCTATGGATATAAATGGAAATTAGAAAAGAATAAACCAGTTCAGAGTAAGCTATTTTGAAAATACAAACTTCGATAGTATTTGACCATTTGATGAGAGCTGAAGAACAAGGCAAGAAGTTGGTTGTACTTCAAGGTGGTTCACGTTCAGGCAAAACATTCAACACACTTATTTGGTGGGTTCAAAAGTTATTACGTGAGAAAGGAAAAACTTTATCAATAGTAAGAAAGACATTACCCTCTTTAAAAAATTCAATCTTAAAAGACCTTATGGAGGTTTTAGAAATGTTTGAATTATACAATCCACAAAAGTGGCACAAACAAGATGGTTACTACGAATTACCAAATGGTTCAATTATCAATTGGACCAGCCTTGATGAACCCCAAAAGATAAGAGGTTCAAAAAGGGATTACCTGTATTGTAACGAAGCAAATGAATTGGACATTGAAGATTGGAGACAACTTATTATGAGAACAGAAGGAATGGTCACACTTGACCTCAACCCCTCTGAAATTAATTGTTGGGTTTATGAACTTGAAAATCGTGATGATTGTTATTACTTCAAAACAACTTGGAGGGATAATCCATTCCTATCAAAATCTTTGATTGATGAAATCGAAAGGTTAAAAACCACTGATGAAAATTATTATAGAATCTATTCTCTTGGTGAACGTGGAATTCCAACGACACTTGTATTCAATACTTGGCAAACAATAGATGACATTCCAAAAGATGCACAACTTCTTGGAAGGGGAATGGACTTTGGTTTCAATTCAGCAACAGCACTTGTGGAGGTTTACAAGAAAGACAATTCATTATATCTAAAAGAATTGTTGTATGTAAGAAATTTAACGATGGGGGATATTATCTATAAAATGAACGAATTTTCAATCGAAAAGACCGATGCGATATGGTGCGACTCCGCTTTACCTCAAAATATCGAGGAATTACGAAGGGTAAGATATAACGCAAAAGGTGTGGAAAAACAATCAATCCTATCAGGAATTGATAAAATCAAAAGACATCAGATATTCATTTTAAAATCTTCAACTAATATTTTAAATGAGTTTGGTTCATACAAATGGAAGGTTGACAAAGACGGAAAATTACTTGATAAACCTGAAGATGAGAACAACCATACGATTGATGCGATAAGATATGTATTAGATAGTACTCTAAATAAAAGACAAGGAAATTATAAAATATTAGTATGATAAAGGTTAAAATTGGAAAGAGAGAAATAGAGATTGAAAGTTCAATGACTGTTGAACAATATCAAAGAATTCAATTACAAAAGATATTCTTGGAGAATGTAAGACCCTCAAAACTATTATCTGTTTACTTGGATATACCAGAATCGGAACTAAAAAATGCAAGCAAAAAAGATGTTGAGTTTGTTGAAGCATTTATCTTCCAAAAACTTACAGATGGTGTTACCAAGGATATGGTGTTCACATTTGAAAAAGATGGGGTGACTTATGGATTTGAAAATGATTGGGGAAAACTTGCTTGGGGTGCTTGGAAGGATTTGGAATTTTTATCCTCACAAGATATCACAGAAAATATACACAAGATATTAGCGGTACTTTACAGACCAGTTACAAAAGTCAAAGGAACAAAATATGTTATCGAACCTTATGACGCAGACACAATTGAAGAAAGAGCAGAATCATTTAAAAAGATTCCTGTAAAGATTTGGTTTGGTTCGGCGCAACTTTTTTTTTTCATAAGCAAAACATACATAGAAGATATAAAGAATTCTTTGGAATCCCAGATGAGAGTTTACAGGATGATGGAGACAGGGACGAAAATATTTCCAAAATGGCTCCGAAAGAAGCTACAGCTAGATTCTATTTTGGAGCGTCAATGGAACTCTGTAAAGAAGATATCACAAAACTTAAGCATATAGATTCGCTTGGGGTGTATTTATGTTTGAATACATTATCAATGTTCAAAGACCGAAAGGAAGCTGAACGAAAAGAAATTGAAAAAATGAAACAAAAACAAAAGCAATGGAAGAATATGTAAGTTTTCATAAGGTCTTGGATTTATTACAATCATTCCAAGAGAATAACCCAAGGTTAAATTCCTTTGGTTATGGTAATTTGGTTGACTTCGGAAAGAACGTTTCAGGTACAACTGTTGTTTATCCATTCCTTTTTATTGTTCCATTGTCAATTCAATATGATGAGAACACAACAACTTATCAGGTAACAGCAATTTTTGCTGACAGATTAAATGAATCTCTTGATAACGAAAAAGATTGTGTTTCAGATATGTCATTATGTGCAAGAGATTTGTTATCACAAATCAAACGTGGGGATTTGTTTGGTTATTTTGAAACAACCCTTCCAGCACAGGCTCAACCATTTATGGAAAGATTTAATGATAATGTGGCAGGGGTTGCTCTTGACCTAAATATCCAAATCTTTGAAGATATAAATGCTTGTGTTCAATATCCGACACCCACACCTACCAATACGCCTAATCAGCCTACACCTTCTGTTACTGCGAGTCCGACAAATACTCCATCGGTTACCCCAACTAACACAATGACCCCGACGAATACTCAAACACCTGGTCTACCTTCGCCGACTCCTACCAACACACCTAGTTCAACTCCTGTTGTTTTAGACCCAGCAAGTTTGAATGCTTTGTGGTGGGTTGATTTCACGGATGCTTCAACACTAACCATAAATTACTTTGCGATGACTGTTGATAACGCTGATGACAAGATTGCCAATGTTGCTTTCTCAGCATCAACTACAGGTAGTGGACCTAATTATAATGCGACTGGTTATAACGGAGTTTCAGGTGATACAAGAACAAATGTTGTTCCACTTGAAAACCAATTGGGAATTTACACAGGACATAAAGACGGATTTACTTGGTTTGGAACACTTGAAGATGATGGTGTAAGTCAAAGAGGGGGATGTTTGGTTGAAAGTTATGATGGAGGATTCCCATTAGGAACAAGAGTATTTTTTGTGAGAGATACAAACACTCCACCTTATACTTGGTATGCAAGAGTAAAATTACAAAGTGGTTCTGATTTGGATTTGGGATTCAATCCAGTTTTATCTGCTTGGACTTCTATTGCTGTAAGAACTTGGACGCAGAGTGGTACTGTCAATCTTGAAGTTTGGGAAAATGGTTCGTTACTCACCTCAACAAGTTCTGCTGGTCAAGCACTCTATACTTTATCAGACCAACAATTCAGATTGATGTTTGACGGAGGAATAGATTTCAATACAGAACAATTCTTCTTTGATAAAAAACTATCTGATGCCCAAATGACATCAATGTTCACCTATATCAACAACAAATACTGATGGAAGAACAAGAAGTATATTTGAAACAAATAGCAGACCTTTTATATGATGCGATTCAAACACAATTAAGAATCCCATATAGAAGTGAAGGTTATTATGGTGGTTTCAAAAGGGGAAGGTCACCAAGGATTGCATCAAGTCAAATGATTAATTCTTTGAGTGTAAATGTTCTTCAAGATTTTGAAAGTGGTGAACCGATTATTGTAGCTTCTTTTGATACTGACCCTGACTTCCTACCTGAAATGATTGACCAAGGTAGAAAACCATCATTCAAATATCCACCACTTGAAGCTATCGAAAGATGGATAAGAATCAAACCTGTTTATTGGAGAAATGAAAGGGGAAGATTTACAAGAGCTTCTATGAATACAAAAAGATTTTTAATAGCCCGTTCAATAAAAGAAAAAGGATATAAGGGAATAA